ATATCAACAGATGTTATGGAACATATTCCAGAAGATATAGTTCCAAAGGCTCTTGATACCATATACAGTAAAGCAAAAAAGTTTGTATATCTTGCGATTTGCACAAGACTTGCACACGCAATACTACCAAATGGTGAAAATGCACATTGTACTGTAAAAGAACCAGATTGGTGGGAAAAACACATCATAAAATCCAATAAAAACAAGATTCATACCGAAGTTCACTGGTATGGAAACCACAATGATTACAGAAAATATAATACATCTTCGTAAGTCATTGATTTAATTCATATCTTTTTTTCATTTTTTTTACTTTTTTACTTGACATTGTTCTCAAAACAAAATAATATAGAGACATAAAGTTAAGAAAAAAAAAAAAAAAAAATGGGAAAAAGAGTTAAATCTTCAAATAAAAAAACGATAAGTTTAAGACAGTATGCTGGTTTTGGTGGTGCAAGACTGAGTATATTGACTGTAAGAAATCCAAAGACTGATTGGATGCAATCTGATGATTGTATGAATGTTGTTAATCTTAGTAAAACAGAAGCTAAGAAGTTAGCAAATGATTTGTTAGCGTGGGTTAATGATACAATAGAGGATGACCACGAATGGCCTTGTTTAGAAGTTCAAGAAGAAGTTTGGAATAGAGAACAAAGAAAAAAACAAAGAAAAGTAAGAAACGAACTTTGGTCATAATAATTAAAAAAAGACTTGACATTGTTCTTAAAACAAAGTATAATAATAATATAATCAAGAAAGAAAGAGAGAAAATATGACAATCGCAAATATAAATGACAACCATATGACAAATCTTGTAGAAAGATTTTATGACAATGTAGATGAAAACGATATTGCACAATCTGAAGTATTTGAAGAATTCTTAGATGTTGCAAAAGAAAAGTGTGGAAACATATGGAGTGATGACGATTTACATTGGATTGCAAATTATGTGTGGAACGATTATTGGTCTAATCATACATTACCAGGCTGGAACTAATTTAAGAAAGAGAGAGAAATATGGAAAAAAAATATTATGATGAAAAAGATATTATTAAAGGTTTAAAATTTGCAAAAAGAATGAATGAATTTGTAAGTTATGTTTATGATTTTTATGGTAAAAATGGTATCTATGATATGGGTGCAACTGTAAGTCAAATTCAAACTGCAACTATTGACTATATTGGAAGTGATGATTCTTTGCCATTTTATGGTGATAGTCTTGACAGAGAAAGAGTAAGAGATATTCTTACAAGTAAGTTTAATTTAAAAGAGGTAATATAATGGAATATAAAGTAGAAATAAATTTAAATGGCCCAGACGGAAATGCATTTGCATTGATGAGAAAGGCAAAATATTTAGGAGTTAAATTAGATTTATCAAAAGACGAGATTGACAGTATTGTCAAAGAAATGATGTCTGGTGATTATGATAATTTAGTTGAAGTTTTTAAAACAAACTTTGGTCAATTAGTTAGACTAGTTAAAATAGAAAACGGTGATGTAGTAGAAACTTTAAATTAGGGTTGACAATATTAATTTTTATGATAGGATATAATTATGAATAATCTAGAAAAAGTTGGAATTACAATGATGTTGGAAGATTTAAAACCAATCAAAACTAATAAACAACTTGCACTTGAGAATCTGGAAGGCATTGCACAATTTATGGAAAACAAATGCAAAGACGATTCATCTTATAATCTGAATAAACAATCAAAAGCTTGGTTAAGACATTATTCAGAGATGATAAGAAGTGAAATTAGACGATATAAAACTTAACAATATAGGTGAATATGATTTATTTTTATAATACACACGAAGATATTCCAGACCACATTGCAGACTATGTTATGAAGTGTGCAGATGTTTCGGATATCAGAAAACTATCAATAACAGATATAAATGCATTTCTTACTGGCGTAGACCAATATGAAGCAGAAGTAACAAATCAATTAATGGAGGATATGTATGCGATTCAAACAAGTACATAGATTTAATAAAAAGAGAAGAACTCCAGAGAAAAGATTGCCTGGTACTGCTGTTGCAGTAGAAAATGGAAATGTAGATAAGGCAATCAGAAAACTAAAAAAGAAACTACAAAAAGAAGATATGTTCAATGAACTTCGTAAAAGAGAATATTACGAAACAAGGAACGAAAGAAAAAGAAAAGAGAAAGCTGCGAGTACAAGAAGATGTATAAGAAAAAGAGAGAAACTAGAGAAGTTAGAGGTATAAAATGGTTTGGTTCTTTCCTATTGTTGATAGGCTTATGTTTTACATCTTTTAATATCTATCCACTAAATCTATACTTTATGACCATAGGAAGTATTGTATGGGTTAGTGTAGGATATTTTTGGAAAGACGGTTCTATCATATTATTAAACTCTGTTGGGTTTATTATATCAGTTGCTGGTTTAATAAACTATTGGACATAAATATTATTATGGAAAAGAAAAAAGATAACATAATTAAATTCCCTAAAAGATTTAAGGGTAAAAGAAAAGTAATTAAACCAGATGAGAACTTATTAAGACTTAATGAGGATATCTCTTTTGCAGACCAACTTACTGAAGCACTAATAGTGCAATTAGTTCATTCATTAAATGATAATGGATTGAAAGTTAATGACCCAACATTTGTAAAAGATTTATCTTTTGTTATTGAATCAATCAAGAGTTCTATTTACAGAGATTTAGATATTAAACACGAAATGCAACCTTTGGTTGATAAGTTTATGGTTCAAGAGAAAGATGAAAAAGGTAATACTAACACAATATTTAAAATGGAATTGATATCAAAGTTTTTGAAGGCTTTGGATAAAAAAAAGAATAAATGATATTAGTTGATATGAATCAAGTTACGATTAGTAATTTGATGATACAGATGAAAGATGAACCTTTAAGTGAGGATTTAGTAAGACATATGGTACTAAACTCTTTGAGGTCTTATAAAACAAAATTCAGTAAAGATTTTGGTGAATTGGTGCTTTGTTATGACGACAAACATTGTTGGAGAAAAGATTACTTTCCTTATTATAAACAAAATCGTAAGAAAGCAAGAAGTGAAAGTAGTTTAGATTGGAATGAGTTGTTTGATATACTAACCAAAATTCAAAATGAGTTAGAAGAAAATTTTCCTTATAAAGTTTTAAAAATAAATGGTGCAGAGGCTGATGATATTATTGCGATTCTATCAAATAAGATTTCTTCTACACCAAACTTATATGAGGAAATATTAATTATATCTGGTGATAAAGACTTTATACAACTACACCAAAGTGATAATGTAAAACAATATTCACCGACTTTGAAAAAATTTATAGTTGATGAGAATCCAGAACAATATAAATTTGAACATATTATTAGAGGAGATAAAGGAGATGGTGTTCCAAATGTTTTATCTCAAGATACTGTCTTTGTAGAAGATTTAAGACAAAGACCCATTACAAAAAAGAAATTAACTGAGTGGAAAGAGAATGGTATTCCAGAGGGTGAGATAAAAAGAAACTATCAAAGAAACAAAACATTGATTGACTTTGACAGTATACCAAATGAGTTGGGGGAACTTATATATAATATGTGGGTAGATAAAATTACCCAAAATGATAAGAGTAAAATATTACCTTATTTTATGAAACACAGACTAAAAGAACTGACTGAAAAACTAGGAGATTTTTAATGGCATATGATGTTGTAAGACCTTTAATGCACGAAGTATTAACTATGGTCAATAATGCAAAAGTAAAAGGTAAGAAAATAGAAGTATTAAGAAAATACAGTAGTGAAGGATTGAAAATGGTTTTGAAATCTAGTTTTGACCCTAAAATTGTATGGAGATTACCAGAGGGTGATGTACCATTTATTAAAAATGATGCACCAGAGGGAACTGAACACACAAGATTAGAACAAGAGGCAAATAAATTATTTCACTTTATTAAGGGTGGAAACGATAAATTAAAACAAGTTAAATGTGAAACTATGTTTGTCCAAATGTTAGAGGGATTACAAGAGGGTGAGGCAGAAGTTTTAATACTTGCAAAAGATAAGAAATTACATCAAAAGTATAAGGGGTTATCAAAACAAGTGGTACAAGAGGCATTTGATTGGGATGACAATTTTTTAAATGTCAATCATAAAGATTATAAAAAATCTGCATAGGGTTGACATATTAAAATAATATGGTATTATAATAATTATTAACATTTAATTTATAGGTATATTATGTTTTATATGATTTTAGGATTATTATTCAGTATTTTGGCGGCTGGTGCTGTTGATGGTGACGCCTCTCTCACTACTCTTTCCATCCTCGCAGTCGCTGGAATTGGGTTTATGAGTCTTGGCACTTATATGATGAATAAGGAAGATGACCAAGACTCGTTCTAAACCCAGAATTGTTAGGGAACAAGTTGGATTACCAGACCGTTCCCTACAATTCAAAAATATAGATGAGGGGTACAGAGTGTTTTTTAAAGTATTCACAACAGTATTAGCAACATTTATTGTTATCGCTGGTATTACAAGACCAGAAAGAATTCCACAAATGCAATATATGGAAATTGCACAATACGATAATTATATTGACAAAAAAGAAATAACTTGTCTTGCAAAGAATATGTATTTTGAAGCTCGTAATGAGGGAACTGCTGGAGTTCTAGGTGTAACCAATGTAGTTTTAAATAGAGTAAAAAGTGATTTATATCCAAACACCATTTGTGGTGTTATAGAAGATGCAAAAATATCACAATGGTGGTTAAAAGAAAAAGGTTTAAAAAAACCTATCAAACATATGTGTCAATTCAGTTGGTACTGTGATGGTAAATCAGATGAGATAAAAGACCACTACACATATAATCAACTGTATGTTCTTGCAGAGGGTTTAGTTGCATCAAATTTTAAAACACTACTTGACATTACAGACGGAGCATTGTATTATCACGCTGATTATGTTAAACCAAAATGGTCAAGACATTTTGAAAAAACTGTTAAAATAGGTAGACACATTTTTTATAGAAGGAGGTAATGTGAATATATTTTATATTAATGAAGACCCAAAGATTGCATCTTTGGAACATTGTGATAAACACGCTGTAAAAATGTGTGTAGAGTATGCACAACTATTATCAACTGCACATAGATTACTAGACGGAAAAGAGTTTGTCGGTAAATCTAAAACTGGCAGAAATGTAAAAAGGTGGAAACACCCAGTGGATTTTATGGATAAGAATCTAATGTTGGCGTGTCATACTAAACACCCTTCTGCAATATGGTGTAGAGAAACTAGAGGTAATTATTCTTGGTTATTACATTTACTGATGAACTTGTTAAAAGAATATACATTTAGATATGGTAAAAAACATTCAGTAGAAGATAGACTACCATATTTAAATATTATTCCAAACAATATTAATCCAGATACCAGACTCACCGAGATGCCTCAATGTATGCCAGATTACTGTAAAATTCCTAATCAACCAATCGCAGCTTATAAGAACTACTATATAAAAGAAAAGGTTAGATTTGCGACTTGGAAGAATAGGAGTGTACCATTATGGTTTCAACAAAAGGATATTGGGATATGATTAATGAACACATTAATAAAAGTGATTTAGAATATTTAGAAAGTAAAGAAGTGATAAGACAAAGAAAAGAGTTGAAGAAAAACTGGTTAGGTAAAGATGAACTGTATCAGTTTGAGATTGCACAAATGCAGAAACAAATACAAAATCTTTACATTAGAATAAAAGAACTAAATGAAGAAATATATGAATTAAGAAAAGGAGGTGTGAATAATGATGAGTAAACTTGATAGACTTATGATGCTTCAAGAAGAAGTAAAGATTGCAAAAAAGTTTGTAGAAGAACACGGCCCAGAAGATATGGGTTATGTAAATACTGCAATCAGTTATATGAAAGAAAGAATTCTTGACTTGAGATTAGAGATTAATAAGAAGTTAGATGCCTAGATACGATTTCTATAACAAAAAAGAAGATAAATATTTTGATGAATTTATGTCCTACGATGAGAAAGTAGAATATTTAAAAAACAATCCGAATATTGAGCCTGCTGATTATTTAAATATGAATATAGTTAGTGGAGTTACTAAAAGTGAAAAAGGTGATTCTGGTATGAGAGAAGTGTTTAGTAAGATTGCAGAAAAACACCCTACTAGTCCACTTGCAGAAAGATATGGTAAAAAGTCAATTAGGAAAATAAAAGCAAAAAGAGCATAAAAAAAAAAAAAAAAGCGTAATCCTTAGTCTTATCATTTTACTATTTCCAATATCT